TAAAACGTAAGAACCAAGCTAGAAGCATACGCAAGTGGGCAGAGTATGCAGAAAAGGCAATCTCCAAAGCGAAAGAAATTGAAATCCAAAGAACAGGAGCAACCAAAACAACAGCTTGACAAAACAATAGAATATGATACAATAGATATTGAAGAACATCAAAATGTTATATTTAAACCAAATGAAGGACCTCAAACAGAATTTTTAGCAGCAGGAGAACGAGAGGTTTTATATGGAGGAAGTGCAGGTGGTGGTAAATCATTTGCCATGTTAGCAGACCCATTACGATATTTTAATCATCCATCTTTTAGTGGATTGTTATTAAGACATACAACAGAAGAATTAAGAGAACTTATATATAAATCGCAAGAATTATATCCTAAAGTTTATCCGGGTATTAAGTGGTCAGAAAGAAAAATGCAATGGGTAGCACCATCAGGTGCAAGATTATGGATGTCTTATTTAGATAGAGATGATGATGTTCTAAGATATCAAGGATTAGCATTTAGTTGGATAGGATTTGATGAATTAACACAGTGGTCTACACCTTTTGCTTGGAATTATATGCGTTCACGATTACGTTCTACTGCTTCAGATTTACCTATCTATATGCGAGCAACAACAAATCCGGGTGGCAGAGGGCATAATTGGGTTAAAAAGATGTTTATAGACCCTTCGCCTTATAATAAACCATTTGATGCGACAGATATAGATACAAATGAAGTTTTAAAATATCCTGCTGGACATTCTAAAGCAGGGCAAGTATTATTTAGAAGAAGATTTATACCTGCAAGATTATCTGATAATCCCTATCTTGCAGAACAAGGTGATTATGAAGCAATGCTTTTATCATTACCTGAACAACAAAGGAAACAATTACTAGATGGCGATTGGGATATTAAAGAAGGTGCTGCTTTTACAGAGTTTAATAGGGATATTCATGTTATTGAACCTTTTAGTATTCCTTCTAATTGGGTTAAGTTTAGAGCTTGTGACTATGGTTATGGTTCTTATAGTGGTGTGTTATGGTTTGCTGTATCACCATCTGAACAACTTATCGTCTATAGAGAACACTATGTATCAAAAGTCCTCGCTACGGATTTAGCAGAACAAATATTGGAGCTAGAACATGGAGATGGTAATATTAAATACGGGATATTGGACAGTAGTCTTTGGCACAAGCGTGGCGACATTGGTCCTTCTTTGGCTGAACAAATGATAAGTAAAGGTTGTCGTTGGCGACCTTCCGATAGAAGTAGAGGTAGTCGTGTTGCAGGTAAAAATGAAATACACAGAAGACTACAAGTAGATGAATTTACAGAAGAACCTAGATTGGTATTTTTTAGTAATTGCACAAATACAATCGCACAATTACCATCTATACCTTTAGATAAAAAAAATCCAGAGGATGTAGATACAAATGCAGAAGACCACTTGTATGATGCATTACGATATGGTATAATGTCAAGACCAAGATTTAGTGTATTTGATTATGACCCTATGGGTAAACCAAGTACAGGTATGCAAGTGGCAGATGCAACTTTTGGATATTAAAAATAAAAGGATATAAATATGGCAGAAGAAGAAAACATAATGATTGAAGATGACGCTATCGCATTAGAGGATAGTGATGACACTAACAAATCAGATGCAGAAATTAATAACATTATAGGTTTTGTAAACGATAGATATAAACGTGCCTACGATTATAGATATCAAGATGAACAAAGATGGCTTACTGCATACAGAAACTACAGAGGATTATATGGTCCTGATGTACAATTTACTGAAGCAGAAAAATCAAGAGTATTTATTAAAGTTACAAAGACAAAAACATTAGCTGCATATGGTCAAATTGTTGATGTATTATTTGCTAATAATAAATTTCCTCTTTCTATTGAACCTACAGAGTTACCAGAGGGAGTAGTTGCAGATGTTCACTTTGACCCAAAAGAACCTGAAGAATTAACAAATAATATAACAAGTCCATATGGTTTTGCAGGAGATGGAAAAGATTTTCCAAAAGGAGCAACAGAAAAAACTTTACAAGAAAAATTAGGAGCATTAGAAGAAAAACTAGAACCTATTCAAGATAAACTAAAAGAAGGACCAGCCAAAACTCCAACAGCAATAGAATTTAGTCCTGCTATGGTTGCTGCAAAAAAGATGCAGAAGAAAATACATGACCAATTAGAAGAGTCAGGTGCAAATACTAATTTAAGAAGTAGTGCTTTTGAAATGGCATTATTTGGTACAGGTATAATGAAAGGACCTTTTGCTACAGATAAAGAATATCCAAATTGGAATGATGATGGAGAATATGACCCATTATTTAAAACTGTTCCACAAGTTTCTCATGTATCTGTTTGGAACTTTTATCCTGACCCTGATGCAAATAGTATGAATGAAGCACAGTTTGTTGTAGAACGACATAAGATGTCAAGAACACAATTACGTAATTTAAAAAAACGACCTTATTTTAGAGGGCAAGTAATTGATGAAGTTATTCAATTCGGTGAAAACTATGTTAAAAAATATTGGGAAGATGATTTATCTGATTATGCACCTGAACATGGTGTAGATAGATTTGAAGTTCTTGAGTATTGGGGTATGTGTGATACTGAAATGCTAGAAGAACAAGGAGTTGAAATACCAAAAGAGTTAAAAGAGTTTGATGAACTACAAGCAAACATATGGATATGTAATGATAGATTATTAAGATTAGTTTTAAATCCATTTAAACCTGCAAAAATTCCATATGCTGCTGCACCTTATGAATTAAATCCATATTCATTCTTTGGTGTAGGTATAGCAGAAAATATGGATGATACACAAACATTAATGAATGGATTTATGCGTATGGCAGTGGACAACGCTGTATTATCAGGTAATTTATTAATTGAAGTAGATGAAACAAACTTAGTGCCGGGTCAAGATATGTCAATTTATCCGGGTAAAATATTTAGAAGACAAAGTGGAGCTCCGGGTCAAGCAATCTTTGGTACAAAGTTTCCAAATGTATCACAAGAAAATATGATGCTATTTGATAAAGCAAGAGTTTTAGCAGATGAAAGTACAGGTTTGCCTTCTTATGCGTATGGTCAAACAGGAATACAAGGTGTAGGAAGAACTGCTAGTGGTATATCTATGTTAATGAACGCTGCAAGTGGTAGTATTAAAACTGTTATTAAGAATGTAGACGATTATTTACTTAGACCATTAGGAGAAGGGTTTTTTAGATTTAATATGCAGTTTGATTATGATTCAGAAATCAAGGGAGATTTAGAAGTAAAAGCAAGAGGTACAGAAAGTTTAATGGCTACGGAAGTTCGTAGTCAACGATTAATGCAATTCTTACAAGTAACAAGTAATCCAGCACTTGCACCTTTTGCTAAATTTCAATATGTTATTAGAGAAATAGCAAAATCTCTTGATTTAGACCCTGATAAAGTAACAAATAATATGAATGAAGCTGCATTACAAGCAGAGTTAATGAAAGAGTTTCAAACACCTATGGAACAACAACCACCACAACAACCTATGGGAGGAACAGGTGTACAAGACCCTACTGGAGGAGGTGGTGGTAATATAGGGGTAGGTCAAGCACCTATACCCGGTGAACAAGGATTTAGTGGTAATGTCGGACAACAGCAACAAGGAGTTGAGCAAACTCAAACCAATGTTGAACAATCCCCTGCAGTGGGAAGCGTTCAATAAATACTTAGATAGTATAATCTATCAACAACAAATAGCTTTAGAACAATCAGATAATCAAATATTAATGCATAGGTCACAAGGTGCGATTAGTGCATTAAGAAGATTAAAACAAATAAGAGATATTGCAAATGGAAAATAAAGTAGGACAACCTACAAATCAAACAACACAAATGGGAAGAACAGTGTTTGAAACTCCAGACGGTCAATTAGTATCAGAACTTTCTAAGACTGTTATTATAAATGGTGCGTATGTTAATGTTCCTTCTATTATTGATGGTGTAGAATTTGATGAGGATGAGTTAGTAGAAAAATTAATAACAGGAGAAATAAGACCTACCAGTAGGCATAACACTTTAGAAGAAGCAGAACAAGCTGCAATTCAACGTAGTAATAATTTACGTATAATTGATAATAACATGAATATTGGAGGACAACCTCAAGCATTTACATCAGATAAAATGCAAAGTGCTTTTGCAAGAATGAAAGAAAAAAGTTCAATAGGAAGAACTATTGAGGACCAAAAAAGTTTATTAGGAAAAGCTGGAAAAGATGTAAAAGATGTAGCAAAAGGTGTAGCAACAAGTCCAATTACAGCAACAGCAGATATAGTAGAATTAGGAGGAAAACTACCTTCTGTTCCTATTTCTTCACAGTATCAAATGCTACAGCAAAGTTTAAAAGAAGCATCTAAAACAATTAATAGAGAAAATGCAGAAGAATTATTAAAATCTGTTGGAATAAATTTAGAAGGAACAAATGCAGAATTAGTAGGAGAAATAATAGGATTACCAAATTTAGGAGCATTGCCTAAATTATTAAAAGGAATTGCAAATAAATATGGAGTATCTGTAAATGCATATGCTAAAAATGTAGTAGATGAATTAAAAGAAACATTAACAAAACAACCCTCAGAAGGTTTAGCAGTTGCTACTGCTGTGGGAAAAGATACTGTTCCTGATACTAGCATTATGCCTATTATGGGTGGTACTGGAGCAAAAAGTGGAAAAGAAGTACAAGAACAATATAATGAATTAATATCAAAAGGAAAATCTGAAAAAGAAATATTAGAAGAAATTAGAGCATATAAAGGAGATGATGGTAAATTACGATTTGATATAGATGATACAGACATGAAATTAAAGTTACCAGAAATAGGCAACATAGGCAAGTTTAAAATTAATAGAAAAAGTGTCTTTTATAATAAAAAAGTAAACATTAAAAAAGGATTATTAAAAGACTTTGTAGATTTTCCTTCATTATATAAACAATATTCTAAATATATAAAAAAAGATGAAGGTTTTACATTTGTTCCTATACAAAATTTAAAAATAGAATTTGTTTCTTCTCCTAAAGAAAATTACGCAGCAGGATATTTTCCCGATTCAGATACAATAGAAGTTAATATGATAAAAGAAAGAGATGTAAACGGAAATGTTAAAGAACTTTTTGATATAGTTAATAACCCTATAGACAGAGCAACAGTAGAATCTAGTATAATACATGAATTACAACACGCTGTTCAACATAGAGAGGGATTTTTACAAGGTTCAGGACTGCCGCAAGAATTAAAAAAATTATTTAAAAAAGATAATCCAACAGCAAGTGATCAGGCACTTCTTAAAGCTGCAAAAAAACATATAGACGAGGAAAAAAAGTTACAAGAAGCGTATAACAATACGATTCTTAGTTATTTAGAAAATGACTTGTTTAGTCGTTTTGTGCTTAAGGGAAGTAAACTTGACATTCAATTAAGAGAAAACGCAAGAGAAGTAGAAAGGTATATTAAGTCTAAAGCAACAGGTAAAGAAATGCACCCAGAGGTAAATAGAGTTATAAACAATATTTTTAAAGATGATGCAGGACTTAAACAAAGATTTGATGCTAATATAAATGATTTTTTAGGAAGGTCTAGTATTATAAGAGAAAAGGAAAAACTATCTCGGATTGAAAATGCACAATTAATAAGCAAATTAGATAATTTAAATGAAATTACAGAAAAAGCAGCAGAAAATTATCGTAATACTTATGGTGAAAAAGAAGCAAGATTAGTGCAAGCAATAAAAGAAAGAAGAAAAAAAATGAATGATGAAGGATTTGCAAAAACAGTAACAGAACAAATGAAAAAGTTAAATATGCCTGAAACAAAAAGGCTTACAGAGGAGTAATATATTATGACAAATCTAAATGAACAAATGGAGATGTTTCAACAAGGTGGGCTTGAACAAGACGGAGGTACACAAGACCCTGTATCAGGCAACAAAGTACCTATAGGTTCAGCACAAGTAGAAGTAAGAGATGATATTCCAGCAATGTTAAGTGAAGGGGAATTTGTATTTCCAGCAGATGTTGTACGTTTTATAGGTTTAGAAAAACTTATGCAAATTAGACAAGAAGCAAAAGCAGGACTTAAACGTATGGAAGATATGGGTCAAATGGGTAATAGTAGTGAAGCAACAATACCTGATGATGTTCCATTTACTATAGATGATTTAGAAGTTGAAGAAGATACATCAAGAAAAATGCAAGCAGGAGGGATGCCTGTTCCTATGCCATCACTAACTTCACAGTATTTTCCTCAACAATTTTTACAACCAGTAAATATTTCATCACAACAACCACAACAAGCACTCACAGTAAATCCACAACTTACAGCACCAACAAGCACTCCTGCAAACATGACCAATGTTAATTTACAAGGACAATATGGGCAGGCAGTACAACCTTTATATAGTGTACAAGCACCAACAGCACCGATTGATGTTACAGCAGTAGGTTCAGATAGTTTTATTGGAGGTGGATTTGGAACTCCTGATGAGATTAAAGTATATGTAACACCTGATGGTAAAGAACAAAATATAGGTTTTAAGGGAGGACAACCTTTAAGTCCTATACCTCCGGGTGCAGTATTAAAAACAGATTTTACAGAACCTCCAAAACCAAAAACAACGGAAAGTGCTAGAGTTAAAAGTGCTTCTGTTTTAGAAGAGGGAGAAGAAAGAAAAGTAGATGACGGACTTGGAAAGGGAGCAGGTAGAATTGCTCTTGGAGGACAACCTAGTCTTACAAAGAAAGGCATAATAGATGGAGCTTCTGTCTTTGGAGTATCTTATGATATACCGGGATTTAGTCCTCTTAACTTAACACAAGCTGTTGCAGGAATTGCAATGGGTAAACCTTTACCTGAAGATGCAATAGTAACTTTAACTAAAGATGGAATTTCTACAAAATTAAATGCAAAAGAATTTGAAACTATAAGAAACAGCCCAAGAGGTAAAAAAGCAGAAGAAATAATAGAAAGACAAAAAGAATTTGAAAAACAAAGAGAAAAAGATATAAAAGCACAAGGAGAATTACAAACAGCAATGGAAGAGGGAGAAAAATATTCTGAACAAGCAACAGAAACATTAGCAGAAGCAATAGAGGATGAACGTGACCCAACAGGAACAGCAGGAGCATTTACTGGAGAACCTACAGGCATGGAAGATGAATATGATGAGTAAAAGAATGAAGTATGGTAAGTTGGCTTCTAAAAGATAAACTTACATAGTTGGCTACCTATCCCCCCATTAGGCTACGGATAGCCCTGACGAAAGGAAAATAAAATGGCTGAACAAGCACAACAAGTAGAAGGTACTGTAGAACCTGTAAAAAAAGCTGCATTTATGTCTAAACCTTATTCAAGAGAAGAAAAAATAAAAAAGGATGAGGAGGAGTTAAAGGAATTATTAAAGAAGCAGAAGGAAGCAAAAGATGACAATAACTCCGAAACAGAGAGCAATAATGAGGAGAACCCCGAAGAGAGGACCTTTAAGAAACGCTACTCTGACTTACGCAGACACCAACAAAAACAAGCAGAAGACTTTAAAAAGAAAATTGAAGGTTTAGAAACACAATTATCAGAAGCAACAAAAAAACAAATTAAACTTCCAAAGTCTGATGAAGATATTGAAAAGTGGGCTGAAGAATATCCTGATGTTGCAGCAATCGTTGAAACAATAGCAATTAAAAAATCTAAAGAACAAGCAACAGAGTTAGAGAAAAAAATAAAAGCTATCAACGAAATGCAAACAAATGCTACAAAAGAAAAAGCTGAAGCCGAATTAATTAGGATGCATCCAGATTATGAAGATATTCGTGATAGTGATGATTTTCATAATTGGGCTGAAGAGCAACCACAATGGGTGCAAAATGCACTATATGAGAATGATAATGACGCAAAATCAGCAGCAAGAGCTATTGACCTATATAAATCAGATAGAGAGAAAAGCGAAAAGGTATCAAAGAAAGATACTAATTCTGCTGCTAAAGCTGTCAATACAAAGAGTAAAAGAAGCACTCCTCAAAGTGATGAGTCTTCTAGTTATCTTAAAGAGTCAGAAGTTCAAAAGATGTCTGCCGTTGAATACGAAAAAAATTCCGAAAAAGTAATGGAAGCTATCCGTAGTGGTAAGTTTATCTATGATGTATCTGGTTCTGCTAGATAAAATAGGGTTGACAACTCTATTTTTATGAATATAACTATATATAACGCAAACATAATAGTTTAACAGAATACCTGAGAAAATGTAGCCCAAGCTGTACACTTGCACCTACATACATATCAGCCCTAGAAAATATTAGAGGTTTGCATCTGTAAAAATATGCTTAAACATAGGGAGAAGTAACATGGCATTTTCAACAGCGTCAGGTTATGGTAATCTACCTAATGGTAACTTTAGTCCTGTTATTTACAGCAAACAGGTGCAACTTGCATTTCGCAAGGCATCAATCACTGAGCAAATTACAAATAGTGATTATTTTGGTGAGATTGCTAATATGGGGGATAATGTTAAGATTATCAAAGAACCTGAAATCACAGTTAAGGCATATGCTCGTGGTACAACTATTACACCACAAGACCTTGATGACGAAGACTTTAACCTTACTATTGACAAAGCTAACTACTTTGCATTTAAGGTTGATGACATTGAAGAAGCTCATTCACACGTAAACTTTCAACAGTTAGCAAGTGATAGAGCTGCTTATAGACTAGCTGACCAGTTTGACCAAGACGTACTTGGTTACTTGTCAGGATTTAAACAGTCTGCACTACATTCTAATGCAGATACTGTTAATGATACTGTTAATGGTTCAGTAGCTGTTTCAACAGCAGGAACTGATGAACTTTTATCAACAATGAAGTTAGATGCTTCTGACTTTACTGATGGTTCAGGAACAGCAGGTTCTGCAAGTGCAGGTATTGCAATTCAACCTCGTATGCCGGGTGCAACTGATGCAACTCCAGCAGCAGGTGATACATTTCCATTAACTTTGATTGCTAGAATGGCTAGACTATTAGACCAACAAAATGTTGACACTAATGGTAGATGGCTCGTTTTAGACCCTGTATTCATTGAAGTTTTAAAAGATGAAGATTCAAGACTCTTCAACGCAGACTTCGGTGGTTCTGGACTACAGAATGGTTTGATATTAAATAATGTACATGGATTTAAAGTGTATATGTCTAATAACTTACCTTCAGCAGGAACAGGCTCTTCATTTGCAGGTGCTAATAGCACAAGTAACTTTGGAGTGATTGTTGCAGGACATGAATCTGCTGTAGCAACTGCAGAGCAGATTAATAAGACAGAAACATATCGTGACCCTGACAGCTTTGCTGATATTGTTCGTGGTATGCATCTATATGGCAGAAAGATACTACGACCTGAAGCGATAGTAACTGCCAGATATCACTTAGCGTAAGGGAGGACAACTATGGCAACAGTAGCTTTAGCAAATTCAGCTAGAGGAAACTCAGCTAGAGGAAGACAACCTTATCTAATTCAAAACGAAATCAACTTCGCAACTGCTGCATCTTCAAAAGGTACAGCACTAGCAGCATCTGATGTGATTACTGCACTTACAATTCCAGCTAATACTATGATTATGACAGCAGGATTTGAAGTAACAGAAGCACACGCAGGTACTTCAACAGACACAGCTTTTGACTTTGGTGTCACAGGTGGTGATGTTGATAACTTTGTAGATGGTTTTGATTTTGATGGTGCATCTGTAGGTGACTATGCTTTTAAAGCAGGTCAAACTCCAGTTATGGTTGGTGGAACAGCAGATACTATTGATATCTTGCTTCAAGCTATGACAGGAACTACCACAGGTGGTAAGGTCAGATGTTTCGCAGTCTGTATGGATGTTGACGATACTGGCACATTAAGTGCTGATGAAGTTGACAGAGATACATTAGACTAAGCGTAACTCTTCAAAGTAAGGGGGAACAGGGATAGCTTGTTCCCTCTTTTAAAGGATTTTTATTAATGGCATATACATATTTAGATGTTACAAACGAGGTACTAAATCGTTTTAATGAAGTGGAACTCACCTCTAGTGGTTTTGGAAATGCTAGAGGTTTTCAAATTCAATGTAAAAATGCAGTAAATGATGCTATTAATTATATTTATCAAAGAGAGTTTGGATGGTCATTTAGTCATTCTTTACAAACAGAAACTTTGGTAGCAAGTACAACACGATATACAATATCTAGTTCTGTATATCACACAGATTTTGAAACATTTAGAATAGAAAAAAGTGATAGTTTAGGTGTTGATGGTGTTAGTTTAAGAATATTAGATTATAAAGAATACGTAGATAAGTTTATAGACCAAGAAAGCACAAGTGATGTGGGAGGTGTTCCTTTATATGTATTTAGAACTCCTGATAATAATTATGGTTTATATCCATATCCTGATAAAGCATATACATTAAAGTATGATGCATTTTCAAAACCAACAGCATTAAGTGCTGCAACAGATGTTCCATCTATACCTGAACAATTTAGACAAGTTATTGTAGATGGTGCAACAGCGTATGGGTATCAGTATAGAGGTGAAGCACAACAATATGGAATTAACTTTGCAAGATTTGAAGAAGGTATTAAACAAATGCAATCTTTATTATTAAATAGAAATGTTAGTTATATTAGGTCAACTTATATTCCACGTTCACAATATTATGGTACATCTATTGGTAAGTATTAGGGGTAATCAATGGCTGATGAATCTCAACTTAGCCCATTTACCTTTCCATTGCAAGGTGGTTTAGTTTTAGACCAATCACCTTTTTCAATGCAACCGGGAATGGCATTAGAGTTAGAAAACTTTGAGCCTTCTGTTACAGGTGGATATAGAAGGATAAATGGATTTAGTAAATATGTAACTGCGATTGTACCTCAAACTTCTGCTAGTACAGAAGATGTTTTAATGGTTACTTCTTTTGCAGGAAAAGTTATGGCAGCAAGAGGAGAAAAGATATTTTCAGCAGATGTAGGTGGTAGTAGTTGGACAGAAAGAGATAATAGTAGGTCAAACGCAAAACGCTATACATTTGAAAAGTTTAACTTTGATGGTAATGATAAGATAATTGTAGCTGACCAAGCAAATGCACCAACAGTATTTAATACGTCATTTGCTGCAACAGATGTAACGTCAGCAGGTACTGGTGAAGTATCAACAGCAGTAACAGGTGCTAAGTTTGTAGTTGCATTTAAAGACCATATGTTTTATGCAGGTATGGCAAGCACACCACAAGAAATAGTTTTTAGTGAACCTTTTGATGAAGATGATTTTGATACATCAGATGGTGCAGGAAGTATAAAAGTTGATGATGATATTACAGGATTAAAAGTATTTCGTGATGCACTATTTATATTTTGTGAAAGTAGGATATTTCAATTAACAGGAACAAGTAGTTCTAACTTTGCAATAACACCAATCACTAGAAATATAGGATGTGTAAATGGATTCACAATTCAAGAATTTGCAGGAGATTTAATCTTTCTAAGTAAAGATGGTTTAAGAACTGTAGCAGCAACAGCTAGAATTGGTGATGTAGAATTAGGAACAATTAGTAGACCTGTTCAAAGTTTATTCTCAGGTGAAACAGACGTAGATGAGTTTGTAAGTTTAGTTATTCCTGAAAAAACACAGTATAGAATATTCTTTGCAAATTCAGATTTGACAGAAGCAAACACAAAAGGTATAATATGTGTTCGTAAAGACAGTGGTTATGAGTTTAGTGAGATAAAAGGAATACAACCAAACTGTACAGATACGTCAATCGTTTCAGGCGACTCTGTTATTTTACATGGAGGATTTGGTGCTAACTCTTATGTATTTAGACAAGAACAAGGTTCACAGTTTGATAGCACAACTATAATAGGAAAGTATCGTTCACCTGATTTAACAATGGGTGATGCAGGAATTAGAAAGAACTTTCAACGTGCAATTATAAACTATTCACCTGAAGGTGCTTTAAATACAGATTTATTTTTAAGATATGATTATGATTCACCTGATGTTGCAAATCCTGCAGCATATCCGTTTGACAGTTCAAAAGTTGTAGCAATATATGGTTCAGCTACATACAATACTTCAACATATGGTGGTCAATCTACACCACTTACAAGACAACCAATAGAAGGAAGTGGGTTTGCAATAGCATTAAAGATTGTAGATAATGCTGTTTCACTTCCATACGCACTAAAAGGATTTCAATTAGAATTTGATGTAGGAGCAAGGAGATAACATGGGAGCAACCTATACAAGACAATCCACATACTCTGATGGAGATACAATTACAGCAGCACACAGTAATGATGAATTTAATCAATTACTAGCTGCTTTTGCTTCAGGTACAGGTCATACACATGATGGTACAACAGCAGAAGGTGGACCTATTACTAAGTTACTTGGAACTGCTATTACAATCGGTGATGGCACAACAGGTACAGATATTGCTGTAACATTTGATGGTGAAACAAATGATGGTGTTCTTACTTGGATGGAAGATGAAGACCACTTTAAATTTAGTGATGATGTAGTTATTGATGGTACAAAAAGATTATACTTTAATGACGAGGGTGGAGAATATATACATGGTGATGGCACTGACCTTAATTTAGTTTCAGGTGCAGATATTAATATTCCTGCAAACATTGGATTGACATTCGGTGATGATGGAGAAAAGATTGAGGGTGATGGAACTGATTTAACCATTACAGGTAATAACATTAATCTTACAGCAACAGCAGATGTAAATATACCATCAGGTGTAGGATTAACTTTTGCTACAGCAGAAAAGATAGAATCAGATGGAACAGACTTAACTATTACTGTTGGGTCAAATGGTGATATAAATATACCTGCAAATATTGGATTAACATTTGGAGATGATGGAGAGAAGATAGAAGGTGATGGAACTGACCTAACAATCACAGGTAACAATATTAATCTAACTGCTACTGCTGACGTAGTTATTCCTGCAGATGTAGGGATTACATTTGGTAGTGGTGAAAAGATTGAAGGAGATGATACTGACCTAACAATTACATCAGGTGCAAAGATTAATTTAACTGCAACATCAGATGTACACATACCAAACAATGTAGGTATTGTATTTGGTGGTGATAGTGAAAAGATTGAAGGGGATGGTACAGACTTAACTATCTCTGCTAATAATCTTACAGTAGATGCTGTAGCTGATATTATCTTAGATGCAGGTGGTGCAGATGTTATCCTAAAAGATGGTGGCACACAATATGCTTCATTAACAAACTCTAGTGGTGAGTTAATTATTAAATCAGGTTCTACTACTATGCTAACAGGTAGTGGTGCTAATGCAACTTTTGCAGGTAATGTAACTGTAGATGGTA